GAGATGTCTACATCATCTCAAACTGTAATGAACCTAACCGATAAGGTATTACAAATAACATACTTTAAGAACAAAGTAAACGAATTTAAGGGTATTAATAGACAACTACCTGATGGGTATCAACCCAAAATTAGTATTGAGATTATTGAAGCATAATCCCACTTTTTTCATAACACATATTTATAGACATACAAAATAATAAAGTATGTCAACAGATTTCGAGTTATTTAAAGGAAAAAATCTAAGTTCTCTATTTGAGGACATTTATAACAACCAATTAAGCAAAAAGCAAAAAATAAGTTCTTTAATAGAAGAATTAAAGAAGATGATAAAACACGCAGGTGATGTTGCATCCATTGGTCCTATACTATCATCATTGATAGATAGTTCAGTTAAGAACGATGACCAGTTAGTTAAACTGGCAACTATTGCAACTAAAATTATAGCCGCGGAAAAGAAAACCGAAGGACAAGATGGTTTCTTAACCGAATTTGAAAAGAATCAATTACTTAAAGAATTGGAAGAAACTAAACAAGAGGTTGAAAGAGTAGATGATTTAGAATTTGAACTAGAAGATTTAAAAAAGAAAATGAAATAATATGGGTCTTACTACCGATAGAATTAGTACATCAAACGTATTATCAACAAATATTACCGAAACTTCTCAAAGTGATATCGGTGTTGTTTTTGATGTTATAACGGATGAAAATAATGAGTATTTAAAAAAATATGATGCGGGATATAGATTAACTTTTATAGGGGCTATTATTTATAGAACTTTAGATGCATTTGGTGTTTCTAAAGATGATATACCTATTGCATTACCGGTAGATGCTACTAAAAAAGATTTACCAACCATCAATGAAAGAGTGCATATTATAAAGACGGGATTAGGTATTTTTTATAAAAGAATGCAACCAACCAATGAAACACCTAATTCAAGTGCGGCCATAAACGAGATATCATTAAAGATACATCCAAAACAAAATTCAACACAAAGTGCACCAAATTTACAATCGTATAAAGAAACAGCTACAACCGGTATAACCAATAACGATAATACTGGTGAATTTAAAAAATATGATAAATTTGGAAAATACTTTAAATTCACACCAAATATACATAAATTAAAATTATATGAAGGTGATTCTATAATTGAATCTAGATTTGGACAATCAATACGTTTTTCGGCATATAATAACAAAGCTGGTTCTACTCCATCATTTTCACCAACAATCATTATTAGAAATGGAGAGAGCCCACTTAATCAGGCTAAAAATGTAAATGTTACAATAGAAGAAGATGTTAATATGGATGGTAGCACGATTTCATTATCATCCAAAGATTATGAACTTCCATTTATTCCTGGTACATTGGATAAAAATGGAAAATCTGATTTTGAAACAAAGCCAGAATCATTTGTTGATTATCCCGTAAAATTAAACGGAGACCAAATTCTTTTAAGTTCCGGTAGATTAATGTTTTCTGCTAGAAATGGTGAAATGATATTCTATTCAAAAAAGAATTATGGATTTATTTCCGATGGAAACTTATCTATTGATAATAAACTTGGAATTGATATAAGTGTAAAAGATAATATTAATATTGTTACAAATGACAAAGATGTTGTAATGGTTACCGGTAATGGTAAGATATTTTTAGGCAGTAAAGATTTAGAACCGTTGGTAAAGGGAAAACAATTAGTTGCACTTCTTGGTGAATTAATTGATGTCATAGGTGATATGCAATTTAAAACTCCAGCAGGCCCTTCTGCAATAGGTTCTGAAAATAGAAAAGCATTTGGAGCAATTAAAGATAAATTAAATAACATTCTAAGTAATCAGAATCAAACTTCATAATTTATTAGTATGAGTAATATAGGAACTACAACTATAAGTGGTATAACTTCAAACATAGCACCAAAACTAGAAGGAGCTGTTGGTGGTATAACTTCACAATTACAAAATGCAACAGGAATAGGTTTAAACACTATTACGAGTGTTGTACCTGGTAATATATCTGGATTAGCAGGTGATACGATAGGCGCTGCACAGGCCCAATTGGGTAAGGCAAAAGAATTGGCGGATAAGCTTAAAAATATTAAAAAACCAACTATACCAAATTTTAAAGGTATAAAACCACCACCATTTAAACCACTTAAAGAATTTAAACAACCAGCTTTACCAAAAACAAAAAAAGAATTAAAAGCGGAAAAAGAGAAATTAAAAGGTATGATTGGTAAAGCCGCTGGCGGAATTAATAAACTAAAAGATGCAGCTTCACAGGCTCAAGGATTGGCATCAAAGGCACAGGGATTGGTATCACAGGCTCAAGGATTAGCAGGAAATTTATCATCTCAAGCAACAAATATAGCTGGAAAAATTCAATCACAAATACCAAATTTACCAAAGTAATATGAGTTGGCAACTATTTAAAAAGAATTTAATAAATAGAATTTGTAATGCTAAACAAGTACCTGATATAGAGTATGTTGCTAAAGCATTTGCTGAAGAATATGATGCCGCGGTAAAAAGAGGTGGAACGATACCCGATAATATAAAAGTTACAAAAGGTAACGTAGAGGCTATGCAGACACTATTTGTTTCTGCTCTACAAAAAGGATTATCCAAAAATACTCCTTATGATTTAGTTGGTGAAATGGGAAGGGGGGTTAAAGCATATTGGGCTACCGCACAACTTGCACCATTTCCAATACCATTACCAACTGCGCCACAACTAGCCACAAATGTAGCTGCAAATTTGACAAGTGTTAGTAATTCTATTACAAACCCTGGAACTTGGCCGGTTCAAGGAGATTTAGAAGAAACTAAAAAAGACGATAAAAGAAAAGAAACATCAGAAAATAAACCCGCTAAAGAGAATAATGAAAATGCCAAAAAGATTTTATTGGTAGGAGATTCTATAACAGTGGATGCTGGATATACTTGGTCATCATATTATAAAAAAACTAATAGTAGAGCAAATGTTGAAATACTTGCAATCGGCGGTAAACAATTGACACTATGGATGAAACCAGAATTAGAAAAGAAACTGGCAACAACTAAATACGATAAAGTTTATATATACGGTGGCACAAATGATATATTTTCAGCTAAAAAAGCAGAAACTGTATTAACTGCATTACAATCGATGGTAGATGCCGTAACTAAAACTGGAGCACAGGCAATTGTGATTACAGGGTATGATTCTGAAACAGATATGTTAATTGAAAATATGCCATTAACCAGATATGTAACAACTAAAGAAGGATACATTCCGTATTTACAAGAATATCAAAAATATCAAAGAATAATGGCAGGAACAATAACAGGTGCAACAATCGTTCCTAAAATATCGGTGGGTGCTATAAAAGATGGATTTCATCCTGTGGGTAATCAATCAAAAATTTTATCTGAACACATAAACAAATACTAAATGGCAGCCGTAAATCCAAATATGAATTGTGGGATACTGATAGATGAATTTATCAGAATGGCCAGCCAGCATTTATTAACCGTAAAAGGTACAATAGTTACTACTGCTACATATTTACCAGCCGGTACACCGGGACCTTCTCAAGTTGCATGGACGGGATATAAAATAATGCCAACCGATCCAGAAGTTATAGAATTGGGTCAGCTTGGAGAACGAATTGTCAATAGTAATTATCAGGCTGGAAAACCCAAATCAACAAGAATTTTATTTATTGAGGATGAAGATTTAGGAAGAGTACAAACTCAAAATATTGTATATCCAAATCTAGTAAGGGCCGATGGCACTACGGTTCAAAATTTTGGTGGTACATTACAAACAAACTTTACCGCAAAAATAGATGAAGCAAGAGCAGTTGCCGAAGCATATATGGGACAGTCATTTGTCGATGACCAGGAATGGAGTAATTTTATTTCATTAGTGGCAGCCGAATCAACGGTTAATCAAACGGAACAAGCTTGGGTAGCGGCGGTAATACTAAATAGAACTAGATTAAGGGTATTAGGTGCAAGAACGGTTACACAGACTATAAATAAACCAAATCAGTTTGAACCTGTTACTGGTCCCGCTAGTAGTAGAGTTTGGTATTTAAAAGGTCCAACTCCGGCAAGAGAACAATCAATATTCGGTTCTATAAAAGAAATTTTACCGGGCGTAGATAAAGATTATATAAACTTTACCTCAAATAACGATTGTGCATATGTAAGATGTAGTGGGGGTGTACCCACTAGAGATGCGGATGGTAACTTTATACGAATACCGAATAGAGTTTATCAGTATCTCTTAGATTTAAGAGCAAAACCATCTTCTAAAGTCATCGGTGGTACTATATTTTCAAAATAAATTTATAGGTAATAATTATCAAACCTTAAAAAAATCTTTATTAGATATTTATTTACATAACAAATAAGAATGTATGAATACTGATAAATTATTACAAGCCATTCAAATCTTAGTTAAAGAGGAACTTAAACAACAACTTCCTACTCTTATTAAGGAAGTAGTGAAGTCTGAAATGAAGAAAGTATTGGCTGAACAAAAACAACCAAAAAATACTGGATTAAGTATGGCTAAAGCTATTTTAGGTGAAGAAAAACCAAAAATAGTTGAAACAAAAGAAAAAGAATTTAGCAAAAATCCAATGATTAATCAAATTCTCAATGAAACTAGAACTGCCGCTGCAAATGGTGATGGTGGTTTTAGAACTATGAGCTTTGGGCAATCAGATATGGGTTCAATTGTAGGTAGAACTGCAATGGCTGAAAAAATGGGTTATGGAGATTTTGCCGGTGGTGCACAAAAAAGTGGATTAGGTGTACAAACTGGTGTAGCTGAATTGGATAAAGCTTTTAATAGAGATTATTCTGAGCTTGTTAAAAGATTTAAGAAATAATGGCAGTAATAGTAGGTCAATATTTTGTAGCATCAAATCCATCTTTGCGAGAACTTAGTGATTATGCTTTGGGATTGGATATTCCTATGCAAATGGGAACTAATACGTTTTTTCAAAATTATGACTCAATTGCACAATTAAAAGCAAATGTAACTTTTTTATTAAGAACTAGACAGGGTGAACGATTAAACCAACCTCTTTTTGGTACAAAGTTACATCAAGTTCTTTTTGAACCAAACGATGATGAACTAAATCAAAAAATATCCGATGCAATAGAAACCGCAGTTAGATATTGGATTCCAGAATTAACGGTTTCGGATATACAAATAGACCAATCCAACGAAATGAAAGATAAAAATGAAGTTGGCGTTAAAATCAGTTTTAATGCTAGAGGACTTAATGCTGGATTTAATGTTGATTTTAATATAAATAATAATAGTTAAGATGGCGTTGAGAAGTATAAATAAAAATTTTAAAAATAGAGGAAAAGATATAAAATATCTCAATAAAGATTTTTCTCAATTTAAAGAAAATCTTGTTGAGTATGCAAAAACATATTTTCCAAAAGCTTATAATGACTTTAGTGATGCATCTCCGGGTACTCTTTTTATAGAAATGGCTGCCTATGTGGGAGATGTGTTATCTTATTACATTGATGATACGTTCAAACAATCTTTAATGGTATATGCGGATGATTTACAAAGCGTAATACCTTTAACGAGATACTTGGGATATAAACCATTGGTTACATCACCATCTACAACAAAGATATCAGTATATCAACTTGTACCGTCTATTGGTAGTGGAATTTCTAATAAACCGGATTCAAAATATTATTTAAGAATTAAAAGTGGTATGGTTTTAGAATCATCACAAAACAATGTTGAATTTTACACCACAGATTACATAGATTTTAACGATGAAAACGATAGAGAAATTACCGTATATCAAAGAGATACATTAACGGGTGAACCATCTTTATATTTAATTAAAAAATATGCTGATGTAATTTCTGGTAATGTAAGAGTCAAACAAGAAATATTTGGTAGTTATTCTCCGTATCAAAGCGTTCTTTTACCGGAAAATGATATAATTCAAATTATTGATGTAAGAGATGCTGATGGAAATAAGTATTATGAGGTACCGTATCTTGCACAGGAGATGGTGTTTATTGAACAACCAAATACTGCTACAAATGATCCAGATTTATATCAATTTAAAACAACGGTTCCATATATTTTAAAAACAATAAAAACGCCTAAAAGATTTACAACTGTAATTAACGGTGATAGTACAACTACTTTACAATTTGGAGCAGGAGACCCAACGGCATCGGATGAATTATTAATTCCAAATCTTAAAAATGTTGGATTGGGATTACCAAATTCTATCAATAGATTGGAAGAATCATTTGACCCAACAAACTTTTTAAAAACAAAAACATATGGAACATCGCCAGCAAATACAACTTTAACTATTAAGTATTTAACTGGAGGTGGAGTTTCATCAAATGTTGCAAGTAATACTATAAATAAAATTAAGGTTATAGAATATGACGAAGATTTGAATGATTTTACCGCGCAAGAATTACCTCTTTATTTAAAGATGAAAAATACAATTGCGGTTGATAATGAAATTGCAGCATCTGGTGGAAGAAGTGGTGAAACTTTGCTTGAAATGAAACAAAATGCATTAGCACATTTTTCATCACAAAATAGAGCAGTAACCGCAAAAGATTATCAAATTAGAGTGTTATCAATGCCATCTAAATTTGGTGCAATTGCAAAAGCATACGCAACAGCCGATGGTACATTGGATAACAATTCACCAGCATCAATATTGGCATCTCCAAATAATTTACAAGAATTTACTAATCTAGTAATGAATTTTGTAAATAAACCTGATAGCGAAGAACCAAGTGAAGCATCTGTAAAAGAAGATATTACCAAATTTTTAGTAGGAAAAACATCAAATGAAAACGAAAAAAATAACCCGTTTGCAATAAATCTTTATTTGCTATCATATGATGGAAATGGCAATTTAACAAATATTAATAGAGCATTAAAAGAAAATTTAAAAACATATTTAAACGAATACAAAATATTAACCGATGGTGTCAATATGTTGGATGGATTTGTGATAAATATAGGTGTTGATTTTGAAATTATTTGTTATCCAAACTATAATAAAGCGGAAGTATTGGTAGAGTGTGTAAATGAATTAAAGGACTATTTTATAGTTGATAATTGGCAATTTAACCAAACTATAAATTTAAGTGAAATTGAATTACTTCTTGCAAACATAGAAGGAGTTCAATCTGTTCCAATGTTAAAAATAACAAATAAGTGTGGTGGTAATTATTCACCAAATTCTTATAATATTGATGCGGCTACCAAAGATAAGATTGTATATCCATCTTTAGACCCATCAATTTTTGAAGTTAAGTTTCCTGATAAAGATATAAAAGGTAGAGTAAGATAATGGCATACTATTTTTTAACAGCATCAAAAGATGCATCGGTGTATATTCAACAACCATTTCAAAATACTGGATTGGATGAAATATTGGAAATAAGTAAAGTATATTATGGAAATATAAAAGATTTATCCAGAATATTAATAAGATTTGATATTTCACATCTTTCATCATCATTATCAAATGGTAGTATGAAATTACAAAACGCTACACTTGTTTTAAGACAAACTGAAAGCGAAGAAATTCCTTTGGAATATACGGTTTACGCATATATGGTATCTGGTAGTTGGCAAATGGGAAAGGGAACTCGTTTTGATGAAGTATCTACGCAAGGTGTAACTTGGGATTATAGAGAGGGAGATTCTAATTTAGAGTGGTTACCATCTGGACAATTTTCAGCAGGTACTACCGGTTCATATGAAGGTAGAGGTGGTGTTTGGTACACTGCAAATGCAGCTAGTCAATCGTTTAATTATCAGACCGCTGATATTAATATGGATGTTAAAGAATCATTAAAAAGCTGGTTAAGTGGTTCTGTACAAAATAATGGATTTATAGTTAAATACAATAATTCGGTTGAAGATGATACTGAAGATTATGGAATACTTAAATTCTTTAGTAAAGAAACTAATACGATACATCAACCAAAAGTAAGAATAGGATGGGATGACCAATCATATGTAACAGGTCAATTAAATCCATTGACGGCGAATGATATAAAAGTTAATGTTTTTAATTTTAAAAACAAATACAAAGTTAATTCAACTGCAAAAATAAGAATATTTGCTAGAGATTTGTATCCATTAAAAACATTTACTAATTCGTTTGCTTACAATACGGCTGAATATTTACCAACATCATCATATTATCAAATAAAAGATGCAGCATCGGATGATGTAATAATTCCATTCGGTGATTTCTCAAAAATTAGTTGTGATGAAACTGGAAACTATATTAAAGTTGATTTTTCAAATTGGCAACCAAACAGAATTTACAAATTAGAATTTAAAGTTGAAATTGGTGGAGATATTCAATATTTTGATGAAAATATAACCTTTAGTTTAGAAAATAGTTAGTATGAAAAATACTGGATTAAAAAATGAAATCAATGTTGGTAGAATACTTGTAAGTGGTTCTTTGGCGTTAAAACCAAAAACTGATACAGGTGTTTATATCTTTGAAACTAAAGATACGGATCGTGGTGTAATTTCTGGAAAATTAACTAAACCAAAATATGATGAGGATGAGTTATTAAGAGCAATTGATACAACGATTATTGAATTAATTCCACAGGAACCACCACCGGTTGAAGATACAGTACCTAGAAGAGTTTATAATCCGGTAACGCAATCCGTAATCGATTTAACTGCAGAAGTAACTCAGTTAAATAAAGAAATAGATGATTTAAGAGCAAAGGTTATTGAATTGGAAATTGTAACTGAAAGCTTACGAATAGACGTGGATAGGGAAACGATAGCATCATCAACTGCACAGAATGAATCATTTCAATATGGAACAAAAGTCCAATCTAGTATAGTTGATTTACAAAATGCTATTCAAAAAGCAACATCGGAAGCGATTCAGAGAGTTTCATTGACGGCAAGAGTTGCTTCGTTGGAAGAACAAAATAGAGCATATAAAGAACAATTGGAAGGTAAAGATGCTAAATTGGCAGAAGGTTCAAAAGTTGGTATGGATATATCTTTAAAAGTTCTTAAAAAAGGACAAGAAGGTGGAGAAGATATATTATTTAATTCAAGAGCAAATGCAAAGGGTGAAGTTACTTGGATAAATGGTCCAGATGTGGAAGTATATAACTTCTCTGCAGAGAGTGTAAATATTTCGTTTGAATCAACTGGAGAAACTGGAGATACTTTAGAAAAAGTGGATTCTATTACATTAGAACCAAAAGCGAAAAAAGTAATAATACTTGCTCCAAATAAAGGAGCAGTGAGGGATAAAGTACCTGCAAAGGCGATAGGAGCAAGTAGAGATAAATTATATAAGGGTTCATTTATAGCAAAAACAACTTCATCAACGGTAACGTTGACGGTTGGTTTGCAAAAACAAAGAGGAAATAAATTTGAAGGATAATGGCAATAAAATCATTTAAGGATATTATTGATAGTAAGGGGTATCGTATAAACACCGATGATAGAATGTTATTTGAATCGGGTAATATACAATCGTTTTTTGGATTTAGTAAAACCGATTGTGTTGAATTTGTTTTATACGATGCAAACGATAATCAACTACCACAACAAAACTATGGATTGGTAAGATATTTGCCATTAACTTCCGAAAATATAAGAGATTACTTTTTAGTAGCAGAGGGAACTATTTTTCAAAAATATCAATTTCCAACTGAATATTTTATTGATGCGGAAAGACTTATAAATGAGGCTGGATATAACAATGGTATTTTTAAAATTCAAATCACATTATTGAATAAAAGAGTAGGTAGTGAGGGTATGTTTGATAAATTATGGATTTCAGAAATATCACCATCTAGAACTGAAATAAGATTGTTCCCACATAGTGAAGGTAGTAAATTAAATCCTGAATTAAAATTACGTTATGGTATTTTTATAAATGATGGTTCATTCAGAGAAGATGTTGTTAGATATGCAATTTCATTTGTTGAAAAAATTAGTCCAAATTATATAGCATCTTATTTGAAAACAAATTTTTCTGAAAAGTGGTTTAATTTATTATTAAGTGAATACCAAATTAAACAATTTGATTCATTTGCAACAACTATGTATAATAAATTTGTTGAAGCAACGATATATGAATTTACAAATAGAATCTCAGATATAAATGATTTGAATTATGGAAAGAAGAAAAATACTCCAGAATCTATTCAGTTATCAAAAGAATACGTTAAAGAAAAATGTGAAAAAATATTAATACAGGTTATAAATAAATTTTTATTGAATCCTGTTGTAAAATTTGGTTCAAAATCTAATGATACATTTGAAAGTTATGATGCTCCGGAGCGTATTTTAGAAACAAAAACATCGGATTTAGATATTATGACAAATCCGCCATTAATAAAAGAGGCAACTATTATTAAAACAAAAATACCTTCGGTTTTACAAAATGCAATTACAGCAGAAGTAAAAGCAAAAGAAGTATTAGCTCCAACGCAAGTTATTTTACCAGATGTCGATATGAATTTACCATTAACTAGTCCATCTGTTTTAGAAACTGAAACGGCATTTGAAGTGGGTAAGCCGGGAGGTTTATTTGCAAAGCTTAGAATAAAAAAAGGTGAAAAAATACAAAACGCTGGTAAGTTATTTAAAAGAAGAAAAAATACGGATACTCCATCTACACCCGCTGAAAGTTTAACTAAAAAGCTATTGGGTAGTGGTGATGGTAGTGTTAATACACCTTCGAGAGCTAGAGGTATGTTTGGAATTAAAGGAAGAGGTGTAGTTTTAGGAAATATGGGCACCGGAAATGCATCGGATGCAGCAACAATGGTTACAAATAATACACCGAATAATTTATCAGAGCTATAATTATAAAAGATGCCTAGATTTACACAAGACCAACCATTTGATTCTGAATTAAACAAAAATAGTCAGGATTCATTAAGACAGAATTTACTTTCTAATATTGAAAATGTAAGTCCTGTTGATGGTGTTATTTTGCCTGGTGGTGATATTGGTATTATTAAAAGTGAAAATGTAATCATACCTATAAAAAAGGATTATGATTATGCAGGTACAATTAATCAGGATGGATTTTTAGCTATTAATATTAATGCAAATGCAGATAAGTGTCTTGTAAACATAGATGGACAGCCTTCATATAGAACAACACCTACTAAATTTGTATTTTCAATATCAGATATAATTGGCGTTGGAACAAAAACTATTTCATTAACCAAAGAAGGATATGAATCAAACGAGCAATATAATATATCAATAGTTCAAAATCCTAATTTTATTGATGACGGATTTAGTAATTATAGAAATACTATTACAAATTATGATGGAGTTTTGGGATTACAACCTGAACAAAAAATATTTACAAAATCAACTCCATATGTTTTTAGAATTGAGAGAGTTATAAATGGTGAAGTTGTATCAACCGATGCATCGGATTCACCAAATGATATAAAAGAATTATCATTTGAACTTAAAAAGCAAAATCCAAAAGATAATGCTAAAATTATAGTTCCAGAGGTTTCTACCTATAACGTGACGATAAATTTAAAAGGACCAAACAATTCCGTAAATTTAACAAACGTAAATACTTCTGAAAATATTAAACTTACAAACGAAGTAACTACGTTTATAGTAGAAACTGGTACGAAATTACAAATTGTTTCTGTAAATAATAATCTTTATAAAATATCAAAAATAACTGCAACTTCTCAAGGGTTAAAACCTAGAGTATTAGAAGCATTAAATACCGATACTTTATTTTCAGAATATACAGTAGATAATAATACTGTAATTGATATTGAAAGTGAAAATATTACTATCGTACAACAGGCCTCAAACCCTGTAATAAGATTATTAACTCCTGATGAAAATAGAAAATACAATAGAAATTCACAGGAAGATTATCCTATTTTATTGGTTACCGATAATGTTAATCAGATTGTAGCATATGTAAAAGATAAAACTTTTAATTTTGATATACCTCAAAATACAAACGCTACAGCCGATGGAGTAGTTGCAAATGTAACCGAAAGACCTCCAACTGTAATTAGTATTCCTAAAACTGCATTTGATTCTTTAGGTAATTATAAAATCTATTTAGTTGGTAAAAATGCAGGTATTGAACTACCACCGATTGAATTTAAACTTTCAGTTGTTGACGAATTTTTTGTTGGTATTCCCGATATAGAATCAATTACATATCCAAAAGAATTAATAGGCGGAGATTATGTTGGTACTGATGTTGATTTTGAAATATCATATAAATCAAGAGATACCGATTTTGTAAAAATATTTGTAAATAATTCAACTGGGTTTTATCAAGAAGGACCAAATGCGAGAATTACATTAAATGTACAAAAATTATTACAATTTAGTTCTTATACCGGCCCGAATGATGTTATTAAACTAAATTTAAAATTAGTTCCATACAACAATAGTGGTAATAAAGAAATTGTTGGTAAAGAAGAATTAATAACGGTTACATTTAGAGCTGGTGATTTAACAATACCAAAAGAACTTGCAATTAATAGAATTGCATCGGCATTTACTTCACAATTTGATGAATCTATTTTTGGAGATGAATCTTCTAAATACTTAAACCATTTATTACATTAGGAGATGGTGAAAGTAAAGTTGTTACTACATGGACTGGTAGTTTTGATTCACTTATATTAAAATTATACGAACCATTACCAGTTACGGTACAACCTAATCAATTGGTATGGATTTCCAAAGTACAATCAACTCCAATAATTGAAACAATAAGTTTAAGAGGTGAAACTGAAACCGCTTGTAATACTTTAAAAGGACCAAACTTTTCATTAAATCCTGATAATGGTATAGAGTTTCAAATTTATGATGATTTAGTTGGTAGTGGTTCGGTAGCTTCGGTGGATGTTATTAATAGATATGCATCCAGTGTTGGTATTGATACTCAAAAATTAAATATTGAGTATGTAAGTGGTTCTGAATATGCATTTAAGAATTTTATTAATTTTAGTTCTGCAAAAGAAAGAGTAGATAACTTTGTATATAAGGTTAGATTAATAGAGTATTATAAAAATATATATTTTACCAATACATCAACTTCTTCTGCTTCTCCATATGAAGTAAATGAGGCAAACGTATCAATTAGTAAGTCTAATCAACTTATTAACGCGATGGATGGGTTTGAAAAATATTTGTATTATACTACAAATACTAATTCAAATAATTTAGCATATCCTAAAACAAATGGCTCATCATCTATATTAGTTAATACCACATCTTCATTGGTTACTATGTGGTACGATGAATTGATATCACAGGCGGAATATTACGATAAATACAATCCAAACCGTCTTGCAGCAAATATACCAGAATTTTTAATAGAAGATACTACTAACGAGGATTTCATTACATTTTTGAATATGATTGGCCAACACTTTGATATACTTTGGTCATACATAAGTTCTTTAGCAAAAACAAAATCAGTTGAAGCTTCGGAGTATAAAGGAATATCAAATGATGTGGTTCAGTTTGTACTTGAATCACATGGATGGGATGTTAAAAAGGCGTTTAATTCTAACTTTTTATGGGAATACGCATTTGGTACATATAAGGATGGTACACCAAAATATTCTAAATCTCTTGAATCTGCTAATGAAGAAATTTGGAGAAGAATATTAAATAACCTTCCATATATTTTAAAACATAAAGGAACTGGTAGAGCTATGAAAGCTGTAATGGCTTGTTATGGTGTACCGCAATCTATGTTGACTATAATGGAATTTGGTGGACCGCAAGACCCATCAAAAGGTGGTAGTACTAAATTTACATTTGATGATAGAACTGCTGCAATTTATTTGAGTGGAAGTGCATCTGTAAAAGTTCCTTGGAAATTCTTTACTGGAAGTTTAGATTATCCAAATTGTGTAGAATTTAGATTTAAACCAGATTCTTTACCAAACACAGTATCAACTTTAATTAGTGGAAGTGAATGGACTTTAGATTTAGTACAAACAACTGGTTCATTTGGTAAATTAGAATTGAACTTTGGTGGAGACCAAGCGCTAACTACATATATGGAGACTAGTGGGGTGTATTATCCTTATTTTGACGCATCGGTTGAATATGTATTTGGTCCTGATTATAAAACTGGTAGTTTAGATTTTCCTATATCAACTGAATATTATTCAAATGTAGCAATCAATAGATACAATAGTGTAGGGACTGGTTCTTGGTATGAAGTGTGGTTAGGAACATCTAATGGTGACAGAATTATTACATCGGTTAGTATGTCTATTTTTGCACCGGATACACAATGGAGTAGTGGTTCACATTTACAAATTGGTAGTAACACATTTACAGGAAACGTAGATGAAGTTCGTTTGTGGAAAGTTCCATTACAAAGAAGTAAGTTTAATAATCACGTTTTATTCCCTGATGCAACAAATGGTAATTCATATACCGCATCTACTGAAGATTTATTATTTAGACTTGATTTTGAGTATCCAAAGGATAGAAATGCAGACCCGTATATTAAGAATGTGGCAATCAATCAAAGTTATGATGGAGCTAATTCTTACGCTACTGCAAGTCAGATGTACACTGCTACCGTTTATCCATATCAATATACTCCGTATGATAGAACCGTAACGGCAGAAGTACCGTCTTTAGGTTTTGGTTATTCAAACAAAATAAGATTTGAATCTGCTTCATTAGTTACCGATTTATCATACAAAACAAGAGCAACTAAAAAAGCATTTGACCAATCTCCAATAGATTCAAATCGTTTAGGATTATTCTTCTCTCCAATTAAGGAGTTGAATATGGATATCTTAAAAACGTTTGGTGATTTTAATATTGATAATTACATAGGAGACCCACGT